CCGTTACGGCAACCTGGCAATCGGCATCGACGGCATTATCGGGACCGATGAGTCTTGCGGCTTCTGGCGGCGCGTCAGCGTCAATCGGAATCATGGCTCCCGGCGGCGCGTATGGCCTATTTCAAACGGAATCTGGCGAAGCTCTCAACCTAAGCTTAGGCGGCGCGGTAAACGTAGCCGGTCATTTGTGTTATTTAGAAATCAGCGTATAATTGACATTTAAGTGAAGGAAATTGTTATGGCGGATATTATATGAGTTTGCCTTTGCTAGGAGTTGGCGCTTCAGCACCAACATTTTCCCCGGCCAGCATAGGCGGCTTGCAGCTATGGCTGGATGCCGCAGATGCCACCACTCTGTTCACCGATTCAGGGGGCACAATCGCAGCGACAGCAGATGGCGATCCGGTGGGGTATTGGGGCGATAAGAGTGGGAATGCTGCGCACGCGCTGCAAACTGATGGCACGCAAAAACCTGCCTTGAAATTAGCAATAAAAAATAGCAAAAATGTCTGCCGGTTTAACTCAACAACTTCAAAAATGCTTGGCACATTATTGGCAAAAAATACCGACTGCACGATTGTTGCTGTCGTACGGATGAACACATCGGATGCCGCTTGGCGAGCAGCTTGCACAACTGGTTTTCTCAATTCAACGACCGCAAATAATGGGCAAATACACGGGCTAGTAAAGCAAAATAACACCAATAACAAATTATTGGTCACAAGTTTCAATGGGGCAACAGATGGCAATCCATCTCAATCAATGGGGGCAGACTGGGCGTCCGCTTTTGCTACATTCGCAAACACCGCTGGCACGAACAGATCTAGAATTTGGGTGAATGGCACTGCTGCCGTTAGTGATCCTAAAACAATTACGGCGATAACTGATGAGGGCTATGTCTACTACATCGGCCGTGGTCTGCAAGCAGCTACTGAGTTTTGGAATGGCGACATTGCTGAACTGATGATTTATAACGTGGCATTAGATACGACTAATCAAACATCGATTCAGGATTATCTAAATACAAAGTGGGGAGTTTATTGATGCCAACAATATGGGAGCATCAAGTCCACGTCATCGCTCTTGCGCAGGCAATGCCCGGCGCAATCGCTGCGCTCGATATTGCGTTTCCGTGTGACGATGGCGCACCGAGAGATGCCGCGCATCCTGAATGGTATGGCTGCAAACTATCCGCTAATGGATTAGAGCCTGCAACCCATTATGGTTCATCGTTTGTTGTGACTGAGGAGATAAGAAAAGCCCTTGAGTCTCTCGGCCTTGATGACACTCCTGGCATCACTTACTGGAGATGTGGCAATCCTGACGGGATTCTGCATGCTACCAATAATCCGGGGCAATCGACGGGCATGCTCTGGGGTTTTGTTGATTGCTTGACCGCTATGGAATTGCAGGCCGTGCAAACTGAATATCCTGCTTGACGGATCGTGTGCTGCTGGATGGAGGGTGATGTAATGACGTTATCGTGGTCTCCAGCAAACGATCATTTAATCGTCGATGGTCTAGAGACCGTCACGCTAACCACGCTTGCGGCCACAACCACAACGATCTATCGGGTATTGAGATTGCCAGCGTTGGTCGATATCGGATCCGCTGGCGCACTGACCAGCTACGGCAATATCACACGCTGGAATATATGGATCCAAGAATGCCCTACGGCACCTGAAATAAACGCTTTATTGACCGACGCCGCTAACGTGAAATATCGAATCAATAACGTCACACAATCAGTACAACGCAATATGTGGGAAATTGAAACCACGGCCGATGCGGGAGTCGGTCTATGAGTGCATTTTATGATATTCTTAACGCCATCAAAACACGAATTGCAGTAACGTATGCAAACACCAAATTGCGTAAACGCGCAATCATGATTGAGACCGATACGCTACCATTGTTTATCGTTTCGCCTGGCACGGAAACAATCGGATTGGAAGCTTTTAACGGCGTTGTATGTTATGATTACACTGTGCAAGTAACTTATGTTGACGCTGGTAACAGAATTTTTGAAACAGATCTTGCGGCTCATTTGACAATCCGTGAGAACATCAAAAAGATTTTGTATCAGCCAGCGTTGACCGGAGTTTCTGACGTGATAGGGATGCAATTGGATATGCAACCAGCGTTTGAATCGGTCAGCGGAAACGTCAATAACTATGACGTTTGCGGCATGACAATCACATATCGAAAACTGGAGGCGCGAACATCATGAGTGTGGATATTTCTGCGATAGTCGGCGAAATATCTTGGACTCAATCCGTGACAAATTCCGGATTTGTCAAGACGACCCAAGGTCCAGACAAGCTTACCGCAACCCTTGCGCCTAGCACAACAACGTACAATCGCATCTATGCCGTCAAGGGCACGCTTGCGGGCGGCGCTAGCGTCACGATCAATCTGCAAGGTGTTACCGATTACCTGAACCAATCCTTGACGTTGACAAAAGTAATTGCGTTTATGCTTAAGGCGACGACAACCGGAATGAAGCTTGAGCCAGGAGCAAGCAATCCGCTAACCTGGCCATTGACGGGAACAAGTCCGGCATTAATCGTAGAAGCGGGCGGATTTTTTATTATCGGTGATGGATTGCCGCACACGGTTAGCGCAACTGATAAAAACTTTAAAATTACCAATATGGATGGTGCTGTTACGGGTACTTACGAAATTGCTTTAATTGGAGGTCAGTGACATGGCGTTTTTCTCAGGCAAAACCGGATCGCTTACCGTTGGCGGAACGGCTCAACCGCTGACCGATTGGTCAATAGATATCAAATCAGAAAACATTGACACAACCAATTTTGGCGACGTTGGATATCAGACAAATCTTGCTGGTGTTGGTGGAGCCGAAATTACCGCATCCGGCCCATACGATGGCACGGCTGGATCAACTGTTGGAACATCTGGTAACTTTGTGTTGGCCACGTCAACCGATGCGGGCGCGCCGTCTTACACGGTAGCCGCTCGAATTTCGTCTATCAAAATTGATGTTAACGTAAAAGGCGTTGCTCAAATCAGTTATACCGCTTCGAGCAATGGCTCGTTCTCAATAACCTATTGATGGAGGTTATCCCATGGCGTTTTACGCTGGCAAGACTGGATCTGTTTCGGTTAATGGCGCAACTCAGCCGCTGACCGATTGGTCGATCGATATCAAATGTGAAAACATTGATACGACCAATTTTAGCGATGCTGGTTATCAAAGTAACTCTCCCGGTGTTTTTAGCGCGGAAATTACCGCATCTGGACCATATGACGGCAGCGCTGGCGCAAGCGTTGGCGCGTCTGTTGCGTTTATTCTGGTGGCTTCCAGCGATGCGGGCGCGCCATCAATCACAGTAACGGCACGCATTTCATCAATCAAAGTCGATGTTAACGTGAAAGGCGTGGCTCAAATCAGCTATACCGCGTCAAGCAACGGTTCATTTTCTTCAATATCATATTGACGAGGTATTGCCATGGCTTTTTACCGTGGCTGTACGGCATCCGTTTCCTTTGGCACTGTTTTCCTTCCGATGACGGAATGGAAACTCAATGTCGATGGAGAACGGATTGACGTTTCTGATTATGATCAGCAGACGTTCAAATCAATCGTTGGTATGCGAACAGCCACCATATCATTATCTGGACCATATCCATCGTCTATCATTGGGTATGGTTATGGTCTTGCCACTGGCGATGATCTATTGGTCAAATTATACCTTGATCCTGAATTTTATTATTTTTTCCAAGTTATGGCTCGAATTGAAAAAATGTCGGTAACAACAAACGTCAAGGGCGTGGTAGAGTGTACGATTGATTTAGTAGTCATCGGTGATTTTAAATTGGGCGATGACGCTAACACAGAGGCTATTGCAATATGAGTATGAGTCAATCATTAGGCGGTAATGCCGCGCCAATCATCGCCGTGATTGGCGATAAAGAATACAAATTTGGCTTGCTAACGCAAAAAATCAAAAGCGGAATTGAGCGTATTGTCCAAAGTCGCGCAAGAACAGAATTGTTCCGCGACAAAAACGACATGGGCGATGAAGAATTTAAATTAGCCTACGGCGCGTATATGGACCGGATCAGTTCCGGCGCGTTTGCGTTTGGCGGCGTCAATTGTCGCGGATTCCTAACCTCGACGGATGGCCTTGCTAATTTGGTGCACCTAATGGCGGGTATTAGTCTTGACGAAGGCCATCGCCTAGTTGCTGAGTATTCGGAAGAGATTGCGGCTGTTGTGGGCCAGATTTTCACAGAGTCTTTCCGTTCGACCCGGACGGCGGAGATCCGGGGCAAGAACGAAATCTCCGAGTAGTCAATGCGCTGGCGGTTGTCGCCAGCCTTACGGATCAGCCGTATTTGTTATCGATGGATCAGATTGCGGAATTGACAGACTATCAAATTTGGAGGATCTACGGCAAGGAACGCGATGATCGAGGAGTTCCGAAGACAATACCTGGAAGTCTGGCTCCATCGAAACGCGAATCCGGAATCGTTGAGGCTAAAGCCAAATATCTGTCAATGGGTGTTGCGTTAGGAATTTCGATGGAAGAACTTAACGCGGCATGGAGTAAAAAAAATGGCGGGCGCAATTGACATGATGGCTGGCGGTATGGGCGGCGGAGGCGGCGGCGGTCTTCAGCCGCTTATCGCCGCTCTCGACCACTATACATCGATGTTGCAAGCCGTCAGCAATGCAATCAATGGAGTCAAGACGGTCACACCATCGGCCGCACCAAAAACTTCTGCACCAACGGCCGCACCAGTTCCAACCGCCGCAAAACCAGCAATACCAGCAACAGCCCCACCAGTTCCAACCGGCGGATTGGGCGCGTTGATGGAATCGATCGGCGGATTGGGCAAGGCCTTTACAGGATTGGCCCTACAAGCTCGATTGATGGCTGAAGTGGCTAAAGCCGTGGCGATTGCTGTTGCGCCGCTGGATGCAGTTTTCAAGGCCATTGGCGACATGCTCGAGCCGATCGCCAATGCGGTTGCCGGATTATTAAAACTGGCCATCGCAATCAGCCCGATAATGGTTGCGCTAAAGTTATTGGGCAAATTACTGACAATTGTTTTAATGCCGTTCCAAATGTTGGGAAAAATTGTCGATGCGATATCAAGCGTGCTTGAAGCATTCATGGTTCCGCTCGATATGGTTGCCGAACAGATGGAAATGGTTGCGGATGCGATTGCGGCAGCTATTGCGGTTATTGGCATATCGGCAAAATCAGCAAAAACACCACAGAACGCAGTACAAAACGCATTTAAGTCGGTAACAAAAACTATTGAAAACGTGTTGGTCAATCCGCTTGAGGCGATACCAGGACTTATCGGCCAGATCCGTGGAGCGGTTGAAACGCTCAATCCGGCGGCTATGGTTGCGTTTGATTTAGCTATGCGGGATTTGATGGCGGTATTCGGCGAAGCCTTCATGCCAATCGTTCAAGTCGCCACAAGCGTTGTCCGTGAATTTGCCAATACGCTTCGCCCAATTCTGCAAACAATGGCTCCACTATTTAAACGCATGGCTGAAAGTATCGGATCGTTGCTGATTAAGAATATTGACAAATTGACTCAAGCTTTTGAGCGCATGCTTCCGTTTATTGAAATGTACATTAAATCAATGATTGACGCGGCAACCAGGCAAGGCGCAATAGCTGATCAATCAGCAGCGAATAACAGTTCGCTTAAAGATATTGGATCATTTTTTGCCAACTTTTTTAGATCAACAAAACAAATTGAGGATTCGGCAAAAAAAGAAAGAGCGGCAAAAGACAAGGTCAACAATCTAATTAACATCGAAGCCGTTGGCATGAATAAAGCCGTACAAGAGCGGTTGCTTGGAATTCTACCCGATCCAAAAGTTATGAAAGCAAAATTGCAAGGCAAAATTGATGAAATAACAAAACTTGAAGAGGCCGACAAGCAAGCCGGATTTAAAGAACCGGCTGCCGTCATGGAAGGAAGATCGACAGAAAAAGAAATGCTC